GTTGCTGATATACTAGATAATTTAGCTCATAACTTCGGATTAACACCAAAACAAGTATATAGATCGTTTATTTTCTATAATTCTCAAAATAGATTGAAAAATATAGTAAAAGAAGAGATAAATGAAATAGTAAAATCAACTGCATCCCAACATAAACAAGGTATTTATAAATTTATGACACCAGTATTTCCAGCATCATACGATGTTAACTCAGATGATCCTGGTCAATTCGTTGATACAGTTGTTAATAATATTATTCAACAAATTCAAGCAGTTCCAGAAGCAGCTGCAGATTATAAAATAGGAATGTTACAATTAGACCCTAAAGAAACTGTATTTGTACGAGCAGGAGCGTCAAATTCATGGGGTGGGCAATCAATGCCATATACTTTATCTAATGATTATAAATCTTCGAACATTCCAGCAGCAAAACCTGGAGAATTTGACATAGATGCAAATCATCCTAATTATAAAAAAAATAAAGATTTAGCTTTAGCTCGAGCAAATAAATTTTTTACCATATTAGTTCAAAAATTAAAAGAAAAAGGAATTAATATTAGCGGAGCTAAAAAATCAATAAAAGCTTTTATAGTAGATACTGGTGGTAAAACTGATAAAGATAGACCAACTGACAAAAAAAATCCTGGACAACATATATTTGTTAATATTAGATTCAAAAAAGACAAATTTAATTTTGAAAAAATAAAAGTTAGTGCAGATCAAGTAATGACAGGTGCATATTTTTGTAATGGAATGAATTCAAAAGGTCAAATGAGAAGTGTAACATCCAGTTGTGGTTCGTGGAAAGATCAAAGATTATCAGCATTTGAAATAAAATATAAACCAAATGTAATTGGAAATGACTATGTTGTACCAGTAGCAAGATGGCTTCTAAACTGGGGTAAAGATGGAATGATTAAAAGTTTTACATTAGTTAAATATGATCCTTTAAATAAAGATACAGGCGTTGAAATAGGTAAAGTAAAAGAATCAATTCAAAATACAACATGTAAAAAATATATGACACTAGTTAATCCTGATAGATGGCAACTTGCTGTTGAACCATTTTTTACAAAACCATGGACTATGCCTACTGATGCAGAAAAGGCTGCATATGGCAAAGTATTTGATAAATAATTTGGATATTTAATATTTTTTTCATATTATAAAGAAAAAAATGAAAAAGTATAGTATTATAATATTAATATTGTTTACATCAACAATATTTTCACAATCAGTAACAGATAGAGTACTTGTAAAATTTATTAATCAATATAGAATAGAAAATAATTTAGATACATTAAAATTTACTAAATTAGGTTACAACGCAGCTAAGCATCATAATGAATATTTATCTAATCATCCAGAAGTAGGAATAACTCATAAAGAAAATAATGATACTCCATGGCAATACGAAAGATTAAATAAATATAATAATTCAAAGAATAGAATATGGGTATCAGCTGAAAATTTATATGCTACTACAATTAATCCTGGTATAGATTTAAATTCAATTGAAATAGCAAATTGGGTAGCTAATCAAACTATAAAATCTTGGAAACGTTCAGAAGGACATAATTTAAATTTACTATTAAAAACAGCAAAGTATGTTGGTATACATACCATAATTACAGAAGATAATAGAATGATAGTAACATATGTTACATATTCATTTTCTGAATTCTTTGAATTTAATTAATTTTTTCATATAATATAAATAAAATAAACAAACATGGGATATTACACCGCAAAAGTCCAGTTACTAGATGATTCAACTGGCAAACAAAAAAAAGTAACTGAAATGTATTTAGTAGAAGCTATGTCAGTTACAGAAGCCGAAGCTAAAGTAGTTAAAGATTTTGGATCTACTACATTAGAATATGAAGTGAAAGCAGTATCGTCAAGTAAAATCATTAAAATTATTGAATAATGTATAAACAAGGAGAAACTGTAATTGTTACAGAACATTTAGATAAAAAAACTAAAGAACAAAAACATGAAGTGGGTGTTATTATGAAATCATTTATTCATAAAAAACAAACATTTTATGACATATTATTAGAAAGAAGATCAGCATTATCATTTATTAATACTTCCAAGTCTTCTAAAAGACATTTTGTTAATAAAGATCTTACCACAAAGTTAGTGGAATCTGGTAATATAGAATCTACTATACCATTCAAGTATATGTTAGATAATGAGCAACTTCCAATAATTATTGCGTAATGGCTAGGCCAAAATTACCAGAAATAGATAAATACAAAAAACGAGTCAGGAAGAGATATCCTGGCTCTCAGTGTGTACAAAATCATGATGGTGAATATTATATAGAATGGAATTCAGAAAATCTTAATGATATATTCCTTTTAAATAATACAAATACTGAATTAGAAGCTTGGGAACAAGCTAGTATAACCGCCAAACACGAACAGCATATTAATCGTACACATCCAATGAAGAAATTAATATCACAAGAACAAAAACATTTAAATAAAGAACGTATAACAAGAAGAATAAGAAAATATGAATAGTATAAATCATCCTTGGGCAATATCAGATAAATTTAAAAAGCGGTATGGCAAAATTTGGTCTGAAATGGATTTTGAAGTAGCAAAAATTAGTAATCATTATTTTAGAAGCGATCCAATGAATACTATAGTTGGAACATTACATTTATGTGGACAAAAAATTTCATTGAAATATAAACATTTATTATCTGCAGCAAATACCGCAGAAGACAATGCAAATGCTGTATATTTTCAACGTGCTGATAAAGATGATAAATTTGCTATTGAGATCTTAAATAAAACTTTTATACTTAAAAAGCACGAAATTGGAAAATTATCAGAAACATTAAATGATTCTTTGCAAAGTATCCAGGTAGGATATCAAATTGGTACATATTTATAATAAAGTATTATGAAAACATATAAATATTTTTCTGCAACAGATTCAAGTAAAGAAGCAATAGGCAAAGTTAAAGCTGAAGGCTTGTATGAAGCCATGAAAAAAGCATCATTAAAAAAGAAATTGAATTTGTCTCATTTTATGGAATTATTTAATGTAGAACAGCTAGATGATTAATTTTAACGACATATATGTAGATTTTCCAGAATATAGTTATTTTAAAGAATTGTCTGGATCAGACAAAATTGAGTATTTAATTGAAATATATGATTTAGAACTCAGAAAACAAAATTTAGATCAAAATTTAGCAGAAGGATTGAATGATTTCTTCAATGAAATTCCAAATGAAGAAGAACAAGACTTTGAATTTGCTGCATATGATATCCATGGGTCTCAAGATCGTGTAGACATCATGATTGATCGGGAAAATGTATTAGTTGAGTCAAATAGTTTGAAATCAGTACGATATATGATAAAAAAATGTATGGAATCTGGTTATTTATTAAAAAGAGATAAAGAAACTGAAAAAATATTTAAGAAAAATAAAGTTGCTAGATATTTAAGAATATATAATATAATTGGTACAGAGAACCATTTATGTTATAGTTGAGATACGGTAGGTCTCAAAAATTATATTAATTAATAACGGTTAGCTAAAGCAACCATAAAACACAGGAGGTTTAAAATGACACATTTTAAAGAAACATTTCTATTCAACGATTTTGATCTAGTATGGAAAAATCTAATTGATCAAAAATCATCATATTTACCAGTAATAACAAATAAAATGAATTATCCAGTTGATATTTACACAACTGATAATGGAATACAATTTGATATTGCTGCAGTAGGTAAAGAGAAAAAAGACATCGAAATATTAACAGAAGGTGAAACTTTAAGAATTAAATATACAAAAGGTGTTGAAGAACATCGTGATTATATTCATAAAGGAATAGCTAAAAGAGCTTTTGATTTTGCATGGAAAATATCAAAAGAATTAGATTTATCTAAAGCAGAAGCCACAATGGATAAAGGAATGTTATCAATAACAATCCCATATGCTAAAGATAGAGCACCAAAACAACTAGTTATAAAATAAACTAAATGAGACCTACCAACTCATTATATATACCACCAACTATAGAATATCAAGATAAAAGATTTAATATTCGTAGATTAGTTCGTGAAAATCCAGACGAAAATATAGAATATTGGAAACATATTATTGAACATGATGTAGTTTTACGCAAAGATGGATACTTATGGTTTTTAATTGAAATATCAGATGCTGAAATAATTGAATAATGAAAAAACAAAAATTACCAAAGTATATACAACAAAAATTTAAAAAGCCACAATTTAAAATAGGAGATCGTGTTAAATATGAATTTTTAGGAGAACATGGGTGGGGAATTATAACTAAAATAAATGAATATAATGACAAAATTACTTATATGGTTAAAGGGAATCGCTACTCGTATCCGTGTGGCTTACAAATCAAAGAATACACCAGCTACTATGCCGGATCGATTGATTACGACGCCTCAAAGAATCAACGAAATAATGAAAACTCCAGAAATACAACAATTGAAAAACGAAATGACAATCAAACAAGGAAACGAGTTTCTGGATCTAATAGCTATACAATACCAAATTCAAGATCTGAATCTGAGTCAACGAATGATATTGGGAATGGCCATGCAAAAAACGTTCAATCAAATAAAGCAAGCAGAAGAACAACTAAAAACGTTGAACTAGAAGATGCTATTGACAAGCAAAAAAACTTTTTAAGAAAATTTACGTAAAGGTTGGATTTTTCATATATATTTCTTATTATAAAGAAAAAAATGAAAAAAGCAATTTTTATTATATCAATATTAATACTTCCTTATGTTATTATGTTATGTATTAATGAATCTGTATATAATACATCATATGTTAAAACAATATTTGGATATAATGTAAAAACTCATAATCCACATTCATTTAATAAAGATAAATGTACATGGTCATGCCATCATAATACATCATTATGTGAAAAACACCATATTAAACATCAAGATATTAAATCAATTGATTTTATATATGATGGAATAATTAATTTATTATATACTGGTGGATCTAAATTTTATGCAATAAATAATATAATATTTTTAGTATTTTTATGGCCAGTTTGGATGTTATATATGTTTATACGAGTTTGTTTATCATTTTAAAAATAAAGTTATGAAAGAGTTAATAGAATTTATTATTAGTATTTATACTTATTGTACAGATTTTGTTATTAATTTAGCAAATATATTAGATTTATCATATTATGAAATTAATGCATGGATATTTTGTATTATTTGGCCTATAATTACAATTATATTAATTTGTATAAGAACATTTCAAATAGTTAAAAGCTAAGTTATTTGTATATCATCAACACTGATTGAAGCTAATGCTGAGCCATCTGGTCTTGTACCGCCTTGAGGATTTTCCAAATGTCCTATATGTCTGATAGCTTGATAAACTCCTTTTCCTCCTTGAAGATTTGCATTTTTTTGCATTATATATTTGATACTTTCAGCCCATGTTAAACCTTGCAATTCATTAATTAAAACATTATTTGAAATTGAAATACCTTTTGAAAAATCATATGTATCAGGTTCAATTTTATAATTTCCGTCATTTTTTTTCTTAAACGTAAATCTACCTAATAAAGTAGCAAATTGAAATCCTTTTACACCACCTGTTACAGAAGCATCATTTTTAAGTATTCCTCCTAACAATTTTATCCAAGATGTAGGTTCAGTCATTCCACCTTCTAATAATTTTTGTATATCAGGTGAATAATCTTGATATCCAATTGCTCCAAATTTAGGATTTACTCCTCTTCTTATAGCATTTGAAATAACATCTCCTAAAAATTTACGATCAGAATCTGAAAAATCTACAGTTGTCATAGTTTTTGGCATTAAATATTGTGCTACTTGTGGAGCAACTTTAAATAAAACTTTATTTAATTGTGGAAATATTTTACTTTTAAACCATGCAATAGGGCCTAGATTTAAATCTTGATCTTTATCCCGACCATATGCATCTCCTTTGCCTTTAATTTTATTTAAAATATTATATGACAATTGTTTATCTTCTGCATCAAAATATCCATATTCGCCGTCTAAAATATCTTCTATAGATCCATAATCTTCTGACCAATCTGAATTGAGTGGTGGATAATTTCCTATTTGAATTGGTTCATTAGGTCCACTTCGTAAAGCTAATTTTTGATATGACTTTAAAACTTTATTAACTTGATCATATGTTTGTTTATCTTTTATTCGTCGTATAGCATATCGAAGTGCCTCTTCATCTGTTCCCATTCCTCTACTTGCACTAAACAAATCAGATATTATTTGACTAACATCAGACACATTTCGATATTGAGTATACGGTAATTCTGTATCTGGAGTATCTGTCGATTGTTTTTTATTAACTTTAGATTTTTTAAGTGCACTAAATGTATTTCGTCCTACAATACCATCTGGAGATAATTTATTATTTTTTTGAAATGCTTCTACAGCAGCTTTTGTACCAGATCCAAATACGCCATCTGCAGATGTACGGCCGTTTGATTGAGTAGGTGGAAGATATCCTAATTGAATTAATTGTTTTTGTAATTCTTCAACTTTTTTACCACGACTTCCTCGTCTTAACGTAGTTGTCTGTTCTTGTATTAAATCTTTTAATCTAATCATGATTTGTTTTTTGATTATTTTTTATTATATTAATAAATATATCAATAATTTAAATTACTGATATTTATATAAAGAAAGGAATATTATGGAAACAATTAAGAACATAGTAAACTCATCATGGTTTAAAGCAGCTGCAATCGGAGGCATTGCAATATTGCTACTTTTAGACAAAAATGTATTTTATTCTGGTATTGCATTTGGATTTGCAGCCAGAGAATTTTTATTAGCATTTAAAAAATAATCAAGGAAAACAAGTTATGTCAAGTAAATTAAAATTTAAAACCCAAATTACTGATAGTTTAACTGATGCATATGAAATCATAAAAACTGTTGGTCGTGGTATTGAAAAAGGACAAATCGATCCTCATTCTGCAATGTCAAATTTAGCAGAATCATTAAGAAAATTAGACGCAGTAAAACATTTTATCGAGCGTGAATGAATCGAATATTTTCATACATTGTATTAATAATTGCATTATCTTTAGCAGGTAGTGCAGCATATTACAGTGTATTTGGTATAAGTAAATTATTTTCTGCCCAAGCAGTTGCAGTAGCTATTATGGCTGGAACTCTTGAAGCAGCAAAATTAATAACAGCTACATATTTACATCGTTTTTGGAAACATATAAATTTACTTTTAAAAACATATTTAACTACAGCTGTTATTATTTTAATGTTTATAACGTCATTAGGTATATATGGATTTTTAACCGCTGCATATCAAACGACAGCTAATGAATTATCCATTATGGATAAAGAAATAAACATTATTAATTTAAAAAAAGAACGATACCAAGAACAATTAAATGGGTATATACAAGAAAAAAATCAAATATCAACTGCAATATCAGAATTAACAAAAGGATTATCTAATAATAAAGTACAATGGAGAGATAAAGAGACAGGACAAATATTAACCTCAACTTCATCATCCACAAGAAAAGTTTTAACATCTCAGTTAAATGATATGAAACAACAACGTAATAATGTTTCTTTAAAAATTGAAGCGTTAACTGATTCTGTAACATCGTTAGATATAAATGTTTTAGATATTGAATCTAATTCAACAGTTACAAATGAAATAGGCCCATTAAAATATGTATCAGAATTATTAGAACGACCTATGAATCAAGTAGTAAATTGGTTTATATTAATTTTTATATTTGTATTTGATCCATTAGCAGTTATATTATTAATTGCATCAAATAAAGCATTTGATATTATATCTTCTAATACAAAAGAAAATATATATGGAGAAAAAGTAGTTCAAGAATATTTTAATGCTAGAAATAAAAAAATAGAAAATATAGTAAAAGATCAAAAAGACAAAGTAAAAAAAGTAAAAAAAGTAAAAGAAGAAAAAATTGAAAAGTCTATCGATCCTCCAGCTCCTGGTCCAACAGGTCAAGTAATAACATAAAAATAAATTATGCAAAAAACAAAAACAACAAAAAAGTTACAATGTAGATGTAAAAACTGTACTAATATGGTAGAAGTTGCAAAGACATCTTTGTCAGTTATATGTTCTTTCTGTACATTTAAAATGGCAGAAGGTATATTGGAATATTCCAAATAATTCATTATAATATAAATAAAAAATATGTTAGAAGCAGAAAAAATTAAATCCAATTGGGATGAATATAGAACAAGAGTCAATACATTATTTCCAGAAAGAGCAGATAAATTAAATAAAATGTATGACGATTATGAAGAAAGGATAGTAATGATGCCTGCTTCTTCAGTTGCTCATTATCATAATGCATTTGCAGGAGGATATGTAGATCATGTATTACGTGTTATGGATTGTGTAGAAAAATTATATGATGCTTGGAATGATATGGGATCAGATACATCTGGTTATTCTAAACAAGAAATGATGTTTGCAGCTATGCATCATGATTTAGGTAAATGCGGATTTCCAGGAAATGGAAGAGAAGTATATCAAGTAGAAACATCTGACTGGCATAGAAAGAATATGGGTAGAATGTATAAACATAATGAAAATATTCCTTTTACAATGGTACCAGATTTATCTATTTATTTATTACAAAAATATGATATAAAATTGTCTTGGAATGAATATCAAGCTATAAAAATACATGATGGAGTATATGATGATGCTAATAAACCTTATTTTATTGCTAGATCTGCACAAGCTAAATTAAAAACTAATTTACCTTTAATATTACATCACGCAGATCATATGGCATCTCAAATAGAATATGAAAGATGGAGATCTCATAAAAATAATTCTCCTAATCCTGTTAGTGCAAAATCAAAAGCTACTAAAAAAACAGCTATTAAAAATTTAGCAGATCAGAATCCAGATATAAAAAATGATATAGCAAATATATTTAAGGATTTTTCATAAGATGATAGAAATACTTATAATAATATTATTTTCTGCAAGTAGTATATATTTTGGATGGAGAGCATTTACATTAGCTAATGTAACAGCTGATCAGGAAGAATATATTCAAGAATTAGAAGAAATGTCACAATATATGTATGATAAAATAACTGAATCATTTAATGAAATGAAACGAATTGATCGTATAGGAGCGTTTGAAAAAGATGACGAAGCAGGTACGACTTTTGAATTATTAAAAGATGTTATTGTTAATTTAGAAAAAGAATTTAATGGGACGAAAGAAGAAAAAGGCGAATAGATATTGGACTAAAATTACTGAATATTCTATATCAGCGTATAACAGATCTGAAAAAAATCAAAATCAAGTATTAAAAGAAAAAATTTATCGAAGATTTATTTTTCCTGCTTTTATGAAATTATCAGAAAATTTAATTAATAAAATGAAATGCGAATATATTGATTCTACATTTCGTGATTTGCAAACAGATCTAGTTACATATTTAACAATTCGATTAGATAAATTTAATCCAGATGCTGGTAAAGCATATTCATATTATACAAGAACAGCATTTAATTATTTAATTGCAGAAAATCAAAAAGGATATTCAAATCTTAAAAAAACTGCTGAACCTGTAAATATAGATGAACAACGTAACGTAATGATAGAAATGCATAATACGGAAATGCAAGATACATTAAAATACTTTATGGATGCATATGTATCTTATTGTTATGAAAATTTAAATTTTATATTTACTAGTCAAACAGATATACATGTTGCCGATTCAATATTACATATTTTTGAAGATAGACAAAATATAGAACAATTTAATAAAAAAGCGTTATATGTTTTTATAAGAGAACGTACAGGGTTAGAAACAAATAACATTACAAAAGTAATAAAAACATTAAAACATATATATTCAACTAAATTTTTAGAATATGAACGTAATGAGTTCGTGAATTTGCCTTTTTAATATTTATTATTAAAAGGAGTCCATAATGGATGTAAATGATCAATTATTTAAAGGAACTAGTTTTTCTGATTTAATGTCAGATGTCTATCATAATTCAAAAAAGAAAGATAGACAAATAAATCAATTGATATCTCAATTACAACCATTAATACGAACCGCATCTGATGCTACTATTATTGTTCCTTTAATTAAAGAATACTTAGATGTTGCTGTTAAAAATGATGATCATTTAGTTAAATTAACTGCAATAGTACAACGTTATATTTCAACTCAACAAACGATTACAGGAGAATCATCATTATTAAGTGAAGATGAAAAAAATCAGTTATTAAAAATAGCCGATGATACATTTCAAGAAGAATTATCTGACGAAATTGAAAAAATAGAAAATGAAGACAAAGAACTTCAAGAAAAAATTAACAATGTAAAAAAGTCATTGGAGAATAAAGATGCAAGTTAATTTTTTGTTAGCTGAAGTTATTCAAAATAATATATCAGATACATATAAAGAAGATGACAAATCAAACTTTGGTTCTGTTATTGTTCGTACTTATGATGAACAAAAAACTCAAGAATTAATATGTAGACCTGCAAATCCTAGGCATAATGATATTCCATTAATTGGAGAACATGTATTAATATTTCAAGGCACTAATCAATTTAGTACAGTAGATAAATTTAGAAGGCAATGGTATTATTTTCCTGCTTACAATATACAGTCAAATGTTAATCACAATGCGTTACCAGGAATTGCAGAAGCACAAACATCTAATGTTAATGCAATTGGTGAACAACTTCCATTAGGAGAATCTTTTAAAGAAAAAGAAGTTTCGCAACTTCAACCATATGAAGGAGATACTATTATACAAGGAAGATTTAGTAATAGTATTCGATTAGGTAGTACTGTTAATAATGGAAATTATACATTACAACCTACATGGGGAGGCGATACAGATGGAGATCCTATTATAATAATTTCAAATGCTCATAAAGATCTTAAAGACAAAAAATTTACAATTGAATCTTTTAAAGAAGATTTTTCTTCATTATATTTAACGTCAATGCAACAATTAATTGATTTAAAATTATATAGAAATCCAACTAAATCTTCTCCTATTACTAGTTTTAAAACATCTCAATTTATTGCAGATGCAAATAGAATTATTTTACGTGCTAAAACAGATTCTATTATTTTAGATTCGCCAAATAGAATTACATTAGGAAGTCCTGAAATACGAATAGGAGCAGAATCTGCAGGACATCCGTTAGTTAAAGGAGATAAATTGAGAATGATATTAAATGATTTAGTTGCAGTTATAAGTGCAGGAGTAATTGGTCCAGCTGGAATAGCTTCAGCTCCATTACAACAAGGAAAATTAATTAATATATTAAAAGATATAGGTGAATTAAATAGTAATTTTCATTATTTTGATAAATAGAAAGACAAGTTATGCCAGTTTCATTTCCATTAGATAAAATACCAGCTTTACCAAATCAAGCAGTTTCATTGATAGTAGATCAGATAGTAAAATTTATTAATAAAATACAACTAGAAATTGAACGAGTAATTTCTGATTGTGCTAAATTACCAGATAATTGTACTTGCGATTCTCCGCAGATACAAGATTTATTAGATAGAATAAGTAAAATACAAGATTTAATTCAAAAAATTTTACAATTAATACCATTAATAGAAAAAATTGTTACATTACTAAAAACATTGGTAACTGTTGCAAATGCTATAAAAGCATTACAATTATTAAATCCAATAACAGCAATACCTGTATTAGCTGCAGAATTAGTAATTGTACAAAATATGATTCTAGCAAATGCAGGTATTGCAGTAAAACAATTAGCAACAATACCTCCACAAATACGTATATCGTTAGAATCAGCAATTGGAAATTTAGCAAATGTAGCTACAAAAGTTGGAACTGTTTGTGGTGATGAAACATCAATTAATGCAAAAAATTCATTACAAAATGCAATTAATAATTTAGATTTTTCAGATAGTATTCCAGAGCGTGGTAATTTTGGAGACCCAGGTGGTCAATGGTTATTAATACAAGGAAGTGGAATTAATGGATCTCCATTAAATCCTCCACCAAATCCAAAAAGTCCATTTACTGATACAGATGGCAGTATATGGATATGGGATGGAGATATTGACCCAGGTACGGGAGTTGCTTGGGGTAGCGAACAAAGTAGAAAGGATGATGAAACAATGGGAAGTGAATTTTATACAGAAATAAATACAGGAATTAATGATATTAAATCTAGAATTGAACTAATAGAATCATTAGTTACATCACAACAAGATTTATTAAAATCATTGCAAGAAGCTCCGGCACAATCATATAATGGCGATGGACCGCCACAAAACTCATTAGGAAAACCAGGCGATTATTATGTCGACACAGTAAATAAAAATATTTATGGTCCTAAAAATAGTTCTGGCTGGCCGACGCCCGTAAATTTCTAATGTTAATATTTATAAAAAAAGAAGAACAATTATGGAACAAAAAAAGTTTATACAAGTTTTAAGAAAAATTGTAAAAGAAGAAGTTAGATCAGTAATTAAAGAAGAATTAACTGAAATTTTACAAGAAGGGTTACAACGTACTGTTAATGAAATAAAAAAACCAGTACCAGAAAAGAAACATAATAAATTTAAAGAAAATAAATTTTCTGATGTATTAAATCAAACAGATGTTCTCCATGAGCCATCTAATTATGCAAATATAATGAATGAAAATATATTTATGGATTCAAGAAATGCTAAAAACTTTGGAGTACAATCTACAATGACTGCAGCTCCCATAGCTCCACAAGTAATGCAAGATCCAGAAACAGGTAAATCTATGAAAGTAGATAATGTTATTGCAAAAGCTATGACACGAGATTATAGTGCATTAATGAAAGCAATTGATAAAAAGAAAAGTAGATAATGGCATATAATATTGTTGAAATAGATACAAATACATTAACACCAAATCGAGCAATTGGTGTTAAATTTCCATTCAACGCGCCAGGAGTTTTTCAAAAAACATTTACTACATTTGATCAAGCATCTACCAATGTTAAAACATTATTGTTAACAAGAAAAGGCGAACGATATTTGCAACCTAATTTTGGTACAGATCTTTTAAATTTAGTTTTTGAACCAAATGTTACTGAATTAAAAGAATTTATAACAGATACAATAACAGATGCTGTAAGTTTTTGGTTACCATATATAATAATTACTAATTTAGAAATTGTTACACAAGAAGATGATCCTAACATGATACATGACATAAAAATATCAGTTACATTTACAGTATCGGGAACAGAATCAGAAAAAACAATTACAATATTTGCAGGTCAAGATGGAATACTTAAAATTGAATAGGAATTAATATGGAGGTAACAAAAGATATATCATATTTAGGAAAAGACTTTGGTCAATTTAGAAAAAATTTAATTGATTTTACAAAACAGTATTTTCCAAATGATTATAACGATTTTAATGAATCTTCACCCGGGATGTTATTTATGGAAATGGCATCATATGTTGGTGATGTATTAAGTTATTATGCTGATAATAATTTAAAAGAATCATTATTAGAACAAGCGTCAGAACGAAAAAATATTTATGATTTAGCTAAAACATTAGGATATAAATCAAAAAACGCAATTCCTTCATATTGTAATATTGATATATTTCAATTAATACCAGCAACTGGTTCTGGAACTAATGTTTCTCCTGATTTTAGTTATGCATTAACAATTAAACCAGGATTACAAATTAAACAAACAGACGGTAGCGCAGAATTTAGAACATTAGATACCGTAGATTTTTCTTTTAGTTCATCAATTAATCCAACCGAAGTAACTGTATATGAAAGTAATGAAACAACAAAACAACCTATATATTATTTATTAAAAAAACAAGCACAAGTAGTATCAGGAAAATTAAAAACAGCTACATTTTCTTTTACAACACCAAAACAATATGATAAAGTAGTTATTGATGATACTAATATTATTGATATAGTTTCATGTACAGAAACAGACGGAGATGCTTGGTATGAAGTTGAATATTTAGCACAAGATACTATATTTCAGGAAGTTCCAAATTTAATAGAAAATGATCCAGACTTTGCTCAATATAGATCATCTAGTCCTAGTTTATTAAAATTATTAAAAACATCAAAAAGATTTATTACTAGATTAAGAAGTGATAGAAAATTAGAAATACAATTTGGTGCTGGTATATCTGATAACAATGACGAAGAAATTATACCAAATCCAGACAACGTTGGCAATGGGTTAGCTGTATTTAGACGACCAATTGATGTTGATATTGATCCTTCTAATTTTTTATATACGAGGGCATATGGACAAGCTCCTTCTAATACAACGTTAACTATAACATATACAATTGGAGGAGGCGTTTCTGATAATGTATCTGCAGGTGTATTGACAAAAATAGAAAAAATTGATTTTGACGATGATCCAAATGCAACAACATCGGCTGCAATGAATAATTTTGTAAAATCAAGTGTTACTGTTAGTAATGAAAAACCAGCTACTGGTGGTAAATCAGGAGACTCTGTACAAGATATAAAAAATAATGCAATGGCTAATTTTGCTACTCAAAATAGATTAGTTACAAGAGATGATTATATAATAAGATGTTATTCAATGCCAGCTAAATTTGGAAGTGTTGCAAAATCATATATAGTTCCAGACGATCAATTATCACAAAATCAATTTGAAACTACAAGAATTCCTAATCCATTAGCAATGAATTTATATGTATTAGGATTTGATAGGAATAGAAATTTAACTAGTTTAAATGAAGCAATTAAAACAAATTTAAAAAATTACTTAGATTATTATAGAATATTAACCGACGCTATAAACATTATTGATGCATTTATTATTAATATTGGATTAGAATTTGAAATAACAGTTGCAACTAATTACAATAGTAATGAAGTATTATTAAATTGTATAGAAGAATTAAAAACATATTTTGACATTGATAAATGGCAAATTAATCAACCTATAGTAATGTCTGATATTATGAATTTATTAGGAAGAGTTAGAGGAGTAAATTCAGTAGTAGACGTTAATATTAAAAATTTATATGATACAGCAAATAATTATTCTGGAAATATTTATGATTTAAATACAGCGACTAAACAAGGAATAATATATCCACCATTAGATCCAGCAATCTTTGAAGTTAAATTTCCTAAAAAAGATATTAAAGGAAGAGTAGTAAATTATTAAAAAAGAATAAAACATTATGTTTAAAATAATATATCCATCAAATGACGCTACATTATATCAAGGACGACCTAAAGTTAATACTGGATTAGATGAAATATTAGAAGTAGGAAAACGTTTAACAACTGGCGTAACTTCAAGTTATTCATTATCTAGATCATTAATTAAATTTGATATGAATGATATATCAAATACTTTATCAAAATATAGTGTTGGAATAAATGATTGTAAATTTATGTTACAATTATATACAACGCATGCAAAAAATTTACCTTCTTCATTTACAATTAATGCAAATGTAGTTGGGCAAGATTGGACAAATGGAACAGGATATTTAAACTATGAAACAAGCCCTGAAATAAATGGATGTACATGGGATAATCCTAAATCTGGATCATATTTTTGGATATCTAGTAGTCAAAACGTAAATATGCCAACAGGTAGTACATTATATATATCTGGATCTGGAACTGGAGGAAGTTGGCTTTATGAATCTGGATCTGCAAATATTAGTGGTAGTTCTACATTATATTCACAATCATTTACTACAACATCATTAATGGATACATCAGTACGTCCTACTGATATTAATATGGATATAACAAATGCTGTTAAATTATGGATATCTGGAAGCGGTGGATATACAGTACCAAATTATGGTTTTATATTGAAGTTTTCAGATGATGATGAAGAAGATTCTGCAGTATCAGGATTTGTAAGATTTTTTAGTAGAGATTCACACACAGTATATGTTCCAAGAATATTAATGTATTTTGATAAATCTAGTTTTTCAACAGGTAGTTTATCTGCTATAGATTTAGATTCATATGCTGTATATACTAGATTAAAAAAATCATATAAAGATCAAGAAGTAGTTAAACTTAGAATATTTGGTCGAGACAAATATCCACAAAAATCTCCAACCAATGTATTTCCAATGAGAACAGTAAAGTATCTTCCTAGTAGTTCATTATATACAGTAATAGATGCTGCTACAGATGAAACAATTGTTCCATATGATGCATCTTACACAAACATTAGTTGTGATAGCACAAGTAGTTTTATCCAAATGGATATGTCTGGACTTATGCCTGAGCGATATTATAGATTAGAATTTAAAGTAGTCGATGGATATCTAGAAGAATATATTAGTGATAAATTTTATTTCAAAGTTACAAGATAAAATTAATATTCATATTTTTTTAGTTTAATATTTATACATATATGAATCATTATAAACTAATATCAAAATTAAAAACATTAAAAAAACAATCTCAAATAGGAGGCCTAGACTCTTTACAAGATGCAGTTGGTAATGTTCAAGATCGACTTGACGCAATAAATAGTTTAAAAGATAAAGCAATTGCATTAGCTGGAAATCCAATTCAAACAGCAGGTAATTCTAACCAACCTCCTGTTGTTAGAGACCCGCAAACAGTTGGCAATGAACTTCCTTCTAGAACTCCAGGTTCTGATACTGCTTTAGGAGATACTGGTAATGGAAGGATTCCAACTACAGAAGCTCCGTTAAAATCACCAAATGATCCAATTACTATTAGTAAAGATGAGTATTTAAAATCAATACAAAATAAAAAACCACAAAAAAGCAATTTATATGGTAAATCAAATACTAATTCAAAATCACCAGACCCATCACCAACTCCTGTAGAACAAAGTTTAGCTAGAGAATATAACTCTAAAGGAATATATTTTAAATCAAATTTAAGTGCAGTTAATAAAAGAGATGATGCCGGTAATATTACATTATCAGTAGGAGAAACAAATGGCAGCAAATAATGAAGAACTAATTATATTTGAACAACTTCGTCGAAACTATACTAATCGATCTGTTGTTAAAGCAGTTGATACTCAATTTCGATATTTTTCATTTCCTCCTAGTACAACTATTGATTCTGATGACTTTGATCTTGCATTACCAGATTTAAGCTTAGAAGAATTTGGAGTTGATCCTGTATCTGGATTTCATAGAGTCCCAATTGATCCAAATTCAGCATTTAATGAGTATAAAAAAATTAATTTATCATATGATAGCAATTGGAATATTAATGATCTTAATCCTAGCGGTAAGGCTGGACCCCGTACCATTCCATTTGCACAAACATTATCTGGAACTCCATTAGGAGAAGTTTATGGATTTGTATTAACACCAGAAATTATTACTGCTGTTCGTGAGACAAATCAAGTAATTAGATTTACTATTGCAACTTCATTAAATCAAAAAGAAGAAGGAGATCCGTTCCGTAATACTGGATATGAATTATCAATTAAACGTGATATGCCAACTAATCATAGACAAAATAATAAAATAGGAGCAGATGGTAATCCAATATATGGATCTACAAAACCAAGAGCATATACAAGATCCCAAGATTATGCAAATTATGTTGGATTTACTGGAAATAGTTATAGTTCAATGTGGCCATATTTGAAATTGGTATATATAATAGATCCAGCTGATATGTTTGATTATGATATATATTTTGTAAAATTAGTAGCTGGAGGACCGGCCTGGTATTTACGAAGTACAATGTATTGGAATATTGAATTGATTGATGATCCTGGAAAAGGATTAACTGGTACTGCAAAATATGCAAAATATGGAAAACAACCAACAAATTATAGGATAGATATATTATCTCCTCAAACATGATATGTTAAAACAATATTCAAATATAGAAAATATTAATAATGCAACTAATGCAATAGCAGGAGAACGATATAGTAGTATAGATAAATCTTTATTTAAAGATACAACATTTCCATATGTTCCAATACCATTAACATCAGTAAATAGTTCCAATGAATTACATGTATATTCAGGAGATTCTTGGATAACTGCAAAACATAATATATTATTAACTGATTATAATAATCCAATATTTGATAATGATGGAAATGAAATACAATTAACACAACCAGTTAAATTTAATATATCAGAAACATTAACAAATTTAAAATTAACTAGCGGTAATTATAAAATAGTTATAAACTTTTTTGAAAATATTATAGGAAGTTATAATAGACAATTATTAGCAATTGACGAAATATCACCAGATAGGACAGAAATACGTTTACGAGCAATTGACGAAACTAATGTACATTTTTTACAATCAATTAACCAGTATATTAATAATGTATATCAAACATCATTAACTGATGATGCTCATGAAAGATATTTACTAAATTTTTCTAGAAATCAAACAGCAATGTTTGTTAATAGCGTGGTTGTTGGAAAATATTTATTTGTAAAATTATATGAACCAATTTCTAGAGATATAGAGAAAAATTTTAAATGTTGGATTGTACGAGAAAATAAATTACCATATATTGATAATATATCTATTACAGAAGCAATACAAGCTGTTACATTTAATGTTATTTCTGGTGTAAATTGGTATGCATCTGCAGAACAAAATACTTCTAATGAAACTTCATTAAAAAATTGGAATGATTTATTAGGATCATCATTACAAACATCTCAACAAATAATTGACTCATATTTTTCTGGAAGTTTATCTGGAGTTCAATTAAACATTGATTTTACAGATTTTAATAATTTTATATTTTACAGTTCTGCAACAGAACGTTTAGCTAACTTCAAATATAAAGTAGAATTATTAGAGTATTATACAGCTCAATCTGCATCGATAGCAGCAGTTTCAGGCTCTACTGCAAAATTAAATGCAGTTGAAAATAAAACATTATATAATAATTTAATTGGTGGATTTGATCAATTCGAACAATTTTTATATTATCAATCTTCTTCTGGTTTATTTACACATAATATTCCATTAGAAAATCCTACTGTAGAATTTGTAACTGGTAGTTATATTTCTCCAGTACCAAAAAGTAATTCAACATATCCATATCAATTATATTCTGTAACAAGTAGTAATTTTGAAAATTGGTATAATGGTATTTACGAAAGTGCATCAGTATATGATACACGTAATAATAATAGAATTATAAGAAATGTTCCAGAATTCATGTTATTAGATGAAAACAATGAACATTTGTCTAGTTTTGTTAACATGTTAGGACAACATTATGATATATTGTATACATATATCAATGAAATGACAAAAATTAATTCTAGAGAAGAACATCCAAAAATTGGAATGCCAAATGAATTATTATATTCTGTTGCAAAACAATTTGGATGGAAATTAACAAATGGTGGTCAATCTGATGATTTATGGAAATATACATTAGGCACTGATATTAATGGTGTTCCTTTAACTGGATCTAATTCTGTAGGAGATCCATCATTGCCTAGTAGAGATATTGCATTTCATACATGGAGAAGAATTGTAAATAATATTCCAGGATTATTAAAGTCAAAAGGAACTAAGCGTAGTATACAAGCGTTATTAGCATGTTATGGTGTTCCGCAATCATTAATAACAATACAAGAATATGGAGGACCTAGAATAGCAAGACCTCCAGTATATGAAAAATTAAATTTTGATTATGCATTAGATTTGATACAAAATACTGCAGGAACAGTACAAGTAGATTATAATCAACCAATTGGAAGTGTAGAATTGCGTTTTAAAACTGACAATGTATTAACAAATCCAACTATACCAACTACTATGAATTTATATTCTGTAGGAGGTAATGATGTTACTATTGAATTTAGTAGAGGAACATTAGGAAAAATACAAATAAATGGAACATCTTCTGCAGATATGGAATTATTTGATGGAGGATATGTTAATACATTATTACGAACAGGATCAAATGGTAGTTTAGAAATTGTTGCAAAAAAATCTAAATATGGAAAAATTGTAGCAACTGTTTCAGCATCTGCTACTAGTAGTTTTTCAAATCCAGGAAGTATGATAATTGGTGGTACCACCGGTGGTAGTAGATTGCAAGGTCAAGTACAAGAATTACGTATATGGACCGGTAGTTTATTAGATTCTCCATTTACTAATCATACAAAAGCTCCTTCAGCATATGATGGAAATATAGATGCATATGAAGAATTAGTATTTAGAACACCATTAACTCAAAATATTGATCATTCAGTAACTTCAAGTTTAACTGGAGTACAACCAGTAACATCAACTATTTCTGCGTCATTTGCAAATTGGACTAATAATAAACCATATGATTCTATAGAAGAAACATATTATTTTGACGGAATATCGTTAGGAGCTGGAACATTTGATGATAATAAAGTTCGATTAGAGTCTACAACATTAACAGGAACATTGAATACTGAAAATCGTGCATCATTAAATCAATTTGATACTGCACCATTAGATTCTAATCGATTAGGTGTATTTTATTCGCCACAAACAATGATTAATGAAGACATTATTTCTCAATTAGGATTTACAATATTAGATGATCTCATAGGAGATCCTGGTAATAAAGATAAATATTCATATCCTGATTTAGTTAATGTATCTAGAAACTATTGGAGAAAATATGCTGATAAAAATGATATGAACGCATATTTAAGAATATTTTCTTTATTTGACTTATCATTTTTTAAACAATTAGAACAATTACTACCAGCACGTGTTGATAAAACGTTAGGTGTTTTAATACAACCTACAATTATTGAACGTAGTAAAGATACTGTTTTAGCAAGAATATCAAAATTAGAACAACATTATACTAGTAGTATTAATATTATGAATACAACAAATATTACTAGTAGTATAAATGATTATTCTCAATCTATTAATTTAACACCAGACAACTTTTTACAACCTGAAATTATAGATTATAGTAGTAGTCTTGATATTGCTAGAAATAGTGTATTAAAAACTACTAGTAGTTTCGAAGATATTGTTACAACATTGGATTTAAGTAATCCAACAAATATTTCTGCTAGTTATAGAGAGTATGATGCTATAGTAATTGGAAAGGCAGATCGATTCGAAGGAGCAACATATGTACATCAATATTTAATATATTCAGGTAACACATATATTACTGGATCAACACCTTATTGGGAAAGTGAAGCAATATTACCATTTATTACCGCTAGTAGATTTTCAGAATTTGCAAAAACATCATATTCTTCGTCAGCTGGAACAACATTAAGAAGAGCTCAACATCAAGACTTTTTACCACGTGGTATAGAAAATCATAGATTCAATGGATGTAAAATTACTAGCCCAGATTTTAATGTAAATTCAAAAGATACACCAGATGGTAAACCTGTAGTTGAATTTGTGGAGTCAAGTGGTAATCGTATAATAACACAACCTCCTGGAACAGAAGGTAATTTTGATATACGAGAATAAAATTAATTTTTTTAAAAACGCAATATTTATATAAAAAAAGGAAATCAATGGGATACTTAGATAATACTTCTGTTACTGTAGACGCAATTCTTACTAATAAAGGTAGAGAATTGTTAGCTAAAGGCGACGGATCTTTTAATATAACACAATTTGCATTAGCAGATGATGAAATAGATTATGATTTATGGAATCCGAATCATTCATTAGGATCTGATTATTATGGAATAATCATAGAAAACATGCCGTTAACAGAAGCTATACCAGATGAAACTCAAGCTATGAAAAGTAGATTATTAACATTAGATAATAATACTACAACAAGAATACCAACAGTACAAGTAGACAAATCATCTATAACATTAAATACAGGACAATCAGCTATAATACAAGCTTCTACGTTTGGTTTAAATAACGCAAATTCAACATTTGGTTATTCTGCAATATTATCAGATTCTGCAGTTGCTATTATCAATCCTGCTCCAGACAATGAAATTACAAGCAATATTTTACCAACTGTACCTACAGTATCGCCTAATGCAGAAGCAACAAGTATTGCTGCATTAAGTCAAGGAGCATTTAGAATAGTTGGAAAACAATTAGCAAGTGATAAAACTGCTACAATTACTATTATTGGTAATGAAACAGGTGGTAGTGTAACTGTAAATATAACTGTTAAAGCTGCTAACTTAGCAACTACTCAAAGATCCTAATAGGAGTTAAAATGAATAATATAATAAATAATTTAAAAGAATTACCAAATCAAGGTCAAAGAAATTTTAGATCTAGGATAAGAGAGAGACGAAGAGATAGAGAGGAACAAATAAGAGAAAGAGTAAGAAGGGAAAGAGAAGCTCCTATTGAACGAGCTCGAGTTCCTGTTGAACGAGTTCCTGTAAGGCCTGAGCCTCCGATTGAAAGACCTGCTCCAATTCCAGAAGCTTTGGAACCAACTGTTGTAATTGAAGATCCAATAACAGGAGGAGAAATTGATCCTACTACAATTGATGAAATTAGAAGAGAAGCTGTTGATGATTATATAGCTCAAATACAAAATCAAAATTCTATATTAAATGGAGGAAAAACATTTCAAGTATTTGATTTGTCTACACAAAATGGTGATATTATAGAAGCTTCAAAAGAAACAGTTACCGCAGGATTATGGAGTGATAATTTAACTGAATTGCAAAATTATTTTACTCAATCAATGAGTCAAGCACAATCTCAATATTATGTTAATGTATTACAAAAGAAACAAAATGCAACCGGATCTGCTGTACAATATGCAATTGCATATGGTAATGCTCTTGGAAGTGGTTCTAGTACAAATGGAAGTATTGATGATTCTCCATCAAAAGCAATTTATAGTCAATATAGACAACTATTATTAAACAAAGACGTTACAAGATTTTCAACTCCACAATCTGGAAGTACTGATTCAATATATGTTATTAACTTTCAAAGAAATAGAACAAAAGATAAATTAGATCCAGGAAATTTTGAATTACCATTATTAGGAATTACTGCTAGATCTACTGATGCTACTGGTAGTGTAAGTGTAGGAGAAGTTTCAGGATCTATTACATTAATTGACGATTCTACAATTGCATCTGCTTCAAATGAAGATTCAGGAAATGTATATTTTGTTGTTTCTGGAAGTATAGCAAACGGGGTGTATAATTCATCAGCTCCAGACTATTACGGCGTTGTATATCCAGATCATAGTACTATTATATTAGATGGCGACTTATTAGATCAAAGATTAAGATTCGGAACAAATACAGGTTCAAATTCACAAGGTAGTAATCATTATGCATTACATGCTTCAATATCTGGATCATATTCTGGATCATTAACTAATGGATTTAAAGCAAGAAATAAAGAAACTGTTTCTAGTACATTCTATTTTGTAAGAGTTAAGAATGGAGATTTCAATTACTCAAATAATGCAACATATACAACCGGCGATCAAGGAGATATTAAACAAAATGAATTTATTGGAGATCCTAAAGCCTATATTACAACTGTAGGATTGTATAATGATTCTAGAGAGTTGTTAGCAATTGCAAAATTAAGTAAACCTTTATTAAAATCTAAAAAGCGTGAATTAAATATTCGAGTAAAATTAGAATATTAATAACTGATTCTATCCCCGTTATATTTATAATAAAAGTATAGCGGGGTCTTACTAGTATGCCAAACATAATAAAAGATAAAAATGGAACTCATCCACAAGTTTTTAAGCGTGTTGATAAAGCGGACACAAAAATTACTCCTATACAGATTAGTAAAACATTTACATTAGAATCTGGTAGTGAAATAAGTTCAGGTAATCCATTTGATAACAATAATGATTACATGGTATTATACGCAAACTATGTTTCATCTACTCCAGAAATTGGTCCAGATGGTGTTGCTTCATTATTTAATTCTCCAGAAATACGTGAATTTAGAAAAAATGCGAATGGAGCATATGCTTTTTCTGTATATCATTCATTAAATCATTTATTTTATAAGTATAAAAATGATGCATTTAAAACATTAGGATCTATAACTCCATTAGATAAATCTACAAAAATTTTATATCAATCTGCATCTGTTTTTAGTATACCGCAAAAAAAGATGGGATTAAAAGTTAAACCAGGTTCGTTTATATATAGTGGGTCTGTAAATTTACATTCTGATAAATATGAAAATATTGTTGATTCTGCAATAAATACAAGTTCTTTTGTAACAAATGAAATATATTACGAAGGATTCAATGAATATTTTGATACAAATCGTGTTGTTAATTTTAATACATCTTCTGGAGTAGTATACGTACCTGGCGTTACTACCTCAAATGGATCACAAGCTTCTATAGGATATTCAGCATATTTTTCAGGATCTGGTTATATTGAACAAACAGATATTGATGGATATTTTGATCGTGATCATGATTACGCAATATCTTTCTTTATTAGTGGGGCAAATACTAGTGTTAACAACGAGTTAGTAATAGGAAAGGTAAAAGAATCATCTACTGAACAATACCCATTTAAAATTGAGTTAAGTGGTAGTAACGAGCTTATTTTTTCTGTGTCAGGACAGACAAGATTAAAAAATGAAATTACCTCGTCTACTGATGTATCTAGCAGTTGGACACATATTGTATGTCAAAAAACAGGTAGTACCATTGAAATGTATGTTAATGCATCACTTCATAGTTCGTTAACGTCTAACACATTGTTAAGTATCGATAAAATTAATAGTTACAAAACATCGTCTGCTATGATTAATAATAATTTTCCTGTTAAGATTGGAGGGTATGATATACCTACAGATACAATACAATATAATAATTTACATGGATATTTAGATGAAATTCGAATATATAATAATGCATTAACTTCTGCACAAGTTTCATCACTAGCTGATCGTACAGAAGGAGGAACATTATTACAAACTAATCGTGTAGGAAATGCATTTCATAATAATGGAATATTTGTTATAACTAGTCCTGATTATAGATATCATAATGTTTTGTCAACTACATATACTGCTAGTTATCAAAGTACAATTAATATTTTTGAATTTAGTACATTATGTAAAATTGCTGGAGGAGATTTCAATTTAACAGTAAATCATTCAGCATTAAAGGATGACAATCAAACATACCAAACTGCAGTTACATCTAGTAATTTTCAACCTTATATTACAACTGTAGGATTATATAATGAACATGCACAATTGTTAGCTATAGGAAAATTAGCAAATCCAGTAAAAAATAGAAATGATATCGACACAAATATTTTAGTTAGAGTTGATTTAGATCAAGATCAATTTGCAAATATAAAAGAAACAAATGAACTTGATTAAATTATCTAACATATTAAAAGAAATTTCTGAAATTGAATCAGAACGTATATTATCAAAAATACGAAATAAAAATTTTCAATTTTTTGATAGTGGAGATAATGGAAAAGTATATACAATTGATGGAGAAGATTTATTAATGAAAATAACATCCGAACCTGATGAAGTTGCTGTAGCAGATGTTATTGTTGGACAATATGATAAATATAATGCATTTATTCCAGTAGTATATACAGATAATAAAAAAATGTATATAATGAAACGAGCAAGTAAATTGTCTCCAGATATGTATACAAACATAGATAACTTCTATGAAGGTTATAAAGATTATGCAAGACAACAAGGTGTTGAAACAAGCATTTTTGAATATTTTAATAATAATGGAGCAAGAAATATTAATCAAAAATTAGCTAGTTTTTTAAGTGCATTAGAACAACAAGTTAAAGATACCGGAATTGGCGATTTAGAATTATCATTAGATTTTAAACCAGACAATATAATGAGCTGGAATGGTAATTTAGTAATGGTTGATTGGTAAAAGGAAATAGTTATGAAAAATTATTGGCATTCAAATAATAAACAACGCCAAGCGGCGTACAAATATGGATATAGATCTGGACTAGAACTAAAAGTAGCAGATCAAATTAAAGAATCAAAATATCCAGTAAGATATGAAACAGAAACATTACAATATATTGTTCCTCAAAAAAATTCAAAGTATACGCCTGATTTTATTTTTACAAAAAAGAATGGTAAAACAATGTATGTGGAAACAAAAGGAAGATGGACAAGTACTGATAGACAAAAAATGAAACATATATTAGCTTCGAATCCACACATAGATTTAAGAATGGTATTTCAAAATCCAAATCAAAAAATATCAAAAGGATCCAAAACTACATATGAAATGTATGCAAATAAATTAGGAATACAATATGTTGCAAAAAAAGAAATACCAAAAGAATGGTTAGATGAATGTTGTAAAGAAGGCGAAGATCCAACATTAGTAAAATTTTTTAGTTAATTAATTGGATCTTTGAAAAATATTCATTATTTTTTTAATGTAATTAATAAAAAGATGAAATCGTTTAATGTAATGTATATAATTAAATGATGAATCGTTAGACTAATTTATTGTGTCTAACCAGTAATAAATAAGCCAATTCTTTTGATCTTTCAGTAAATTTTCTTATAATATATTATATGAAGAATTTAAAATTACTTCAATTATTAGAATCTGTTTTAGGTAAAGGTAAGCCAACTTCTGGTAACAATGTTGCATTTTTTTCGCCATTTACATCACATTACAAACCTAAATTAGAAATAGACATAAACACTAATCGTGAAGGTCAAAATCCATGGCATTGTTGGATATCTGATAAAAAAGGTAGAACTATACATTCTTTATTTAAACAATTAAAACTACCAAAAGATAAATTTGAAAAATTAAATAAATTAATTGAACGAACAAAATATAGAGATAATTCATATACTAAAGATGATATTAAAGAAACATTACAATTGCCTGAAGAATATAAACCATTATGGATAGAAAAAAATACTCCTGATTATCGTAATGCAATACATTATTTAAAAAATCGAGGAATAACAATATTTGATATTATTCGTTATAGAATTGGGTATGCTGAATCAGGAGCTTATTCTGGAAAAATTATTATTCCTAGTTATGATTCAAACGGTCAATTAAATTATTTTGTATCAAGAGCATTTTATAAAAATGATCCATATAAGCATAAGAATCCAAAAGTTTCTAAAGATATTATAGGATTTGATATGTTAATTAATTGGAATGAACCTATTATATTATGCGAAGGAGCATTTGATGCTATAACTATAAAAAGAAATGCAATACCACTATTTGGTAAAATGATTAATCCTAAATTACGTATAAAAATTATTGAAGAGGGAGTAAAAGATATTTACATATGTTTAGATCAGGATGCTATTAGTAATGCAAAGCAAATAGCAAAAACATTCATGTATGAAGGAATAAACGTACATCTAGTAAAATTAAATGAACAAGATCCTAATGAATTAGGATATAAAAAAATTACTGAAAAAATTCAAGACACATATCATTTTTCTTTTGAAGAAATGATGGAAATGGAAATAAATTCATTATGGAAATAAAAACATTAAAAACAAATATTAATTCTGTAGACAAAATCTTTCATGTATCAGATATTCACATTCGTACATTAAAACGACATAAAGAATATCAAGAAGTATTTGATACATTATTTTTACATATTGCACAACATGCAACAAATCAAAGTATTTGTGTAGTAACTGGAGATATAGTACATTCCAAATTAGATATGTCTCCAGAATTAATTAACATGTTAACAAAATTCTTTAATGGATTTCATATTCCAACTATTGTTATATTGGGAAATCATGATATGAATTTAAATAATTTATATAGATTAGATGCTATATCACCAATATTAGATGTTATCAATAATTCTAATATACATTTTATAAAAGAAAACGGATTATTTAAATTTGCAAATATTGTATTTAATCATATGGCAGTAGACGTAGCCCCAAAAAACTATATACAAGCTAAAGATTTTGATGCACATTATAAAATAGCATTACATCATGGAGCTGTGCATAATGCAAAAACAGATATTGGATTTCAAATATCAAATGATCATGTTACAACAGATTTATTTGAAGGGCATGATTTAACATTATTAGGTGATATACATAAGCCTGCACAGTTTTTAAATAAAGAAAAAACAATTGGATATCCTGGATCGTTAATTCAACAAAATCATGGAGAAGCGTTGGATCACGGAATATTAGTATGGGATTTACCTGATAGATCAGCTGAATTTATAGAAATTGAAAATGATTATGGTTACGTAACATTTGAAGTTGATAATGCAAAAATTATTAATTCTCCACATCGAGTTCCAAATAAACCAAGAGTTAGAATTAAATTTAACGATACGGATGCATCTGATATTAAAAAATTAATTGCAACTATTAGAAAAAAATATAAAGTTCAAGACATATCTATACAGCGTAGTGCTAATCATATTGAAAATAATCAAAATGGATCAATTTCTATTGGTAATGTTAGAGATATTGAATATCAAAATAATTTAATAACACAATATATTGAAGATAATTATCCTGATGCTGATAAAAAAGAATTAGATGCAATACGACATATTAATAGATCAATAAATTCTAAACTTCCTGTTTTATCGTCTGTTAGAAATGTAACATGGTATCCAGTATCATTTGAGTTTGATAATATGTTTTCATATGGAGAAAATAATAAAGTAGATTTTTCAAAATTATCTGATGTTATAGGATTATTTGCTGCTAATGCATCTGGTAAATCTTCTTTGTTAGATGCAATAACATATACAATATTTGATAAATGTAGCAAAACAAGTAAATCAAAAGAAGTTTTAAATAATAAAAAATCTACATTTAAAGGAGTATTTAAATTTAAATTAAATAATAAATTATATACAATTGAACGAGAAGGCATAACATTGAAACATGGACATGTTAAAGTTAATGTTAATTTTTATAATGAAGATGAAAATTTAAATGGAGAAGAGCGAAGTGATACAAATAAAAGTATTAGAAGATATTTAGGAACATATGATGATTTTATTTTAACTGCATTTTCACTACAAGCAGATAATAATAATTTTATAGAAAAGTCTCAACGTGAAAGAAAAGATTTATTATCACAATTTTTAGACACAACAGTATTTGAACAATTATATCATCTAGCATCAGAAGAAATAAAAGAAACAGCTGGTAAATTAAAAGAATACAAAAAAACAGACTTTGGATCTATTATCAAAGAATCAGATGATATTATTATTGAAAATCAAGATACAATCATTGACTTAGAAAAAACAGATAATGAATTACAAGAATCAAGAAATAGTTTACAAAATGATATTGTAGAATTAATTGAATCGAAACAACCAATGTCATATGAAGGACCTGATATCAAAGAGTTACAGGATACACAAACATATTTAGAACAAGATATTGAAGAACTACAAACAGATATTGAAGACTTAGAAGATACAATTGAAATACTAAATAGTCGTTGTAACGTTTCATCAGAATATGACTTTCAATCGGATATTAATGTTCTTAATATAAAAAAAGACAACGTTAATAAGTCTTTAAAAGAATCCACTAAATGGATACATACATATCAATCAGAACTTATATATTTACAAGAAAAAATTGATCATTTAAAAGATCACGAATATGATCATACATGTAAATATTGTGTATCAAATATATTTGTACAAGAAGCTAAAGATGCAGAAAAACAAATTCCAATAAAAGAAAAAGCTTTATTAAAACAAGAACAAGTTCAACGTTCTTCTAAACTTAAATTAAATATTCTACAAGATGAAATAGATAAAATTCAAGAAAAGCAAGACATTAGAAATAAATTAGATAAACAAGAATTACAACTGCAAGTATTAGAAAGTGATATGCAAACAAAAGAGTCTGAATTAGAAACTTGTTTAGAAAGACAAGATTTATTTAAAAAGAATGAATCTGCAATTATTCATAATAAATCTATAGATGAAAAAATATTAAATAAAAAGAAATTAATAACTGATATTGCATCTACA